AAACCCCGCCACGGAATGGGGCGATCGTGTAAAGACCTTAATTACAGATTTTCCAACTGACCCATCACTTTCTATTTCGAGCGCGGGATTTCCAGCGAACTGGAAACAACAAAGCCTGTGGCTCTCTAGGTCACCGTGAGGCGCCAGCACGGTGCCTACCTCACGGTTTGGTTGACTTGCACGGCTGACGTCCCATTTTCGTCGCTAATTTCGCCAGCGCCACGAGTATAGGGCTTTTGTCGAGATTACGCGTACGGGTTGCGAACACACGTGGCCGGCTGAATTCAAACTGAGATTGTACATCTAATAACGAAATTGCTCAGTGAGGAACGCTGCGTGAACCGCTTCCCGCCGCCGTCGGACGAGCAGGTGACGTCGATCTGGTTGCGCATGCGCATCGTCTGCGAGATTGCGGCAGTTGCACGGAAAGGCGGTGACGTTGAGGCGCTTGGCACTGCGCTGGAGTACCACAAACATCTGACCGAAATTTACGAAGCGATGCTGGAACGGCAGCGCGGCGCGACGGTGCATTGAATTTCCAAAGGAGTCCTTCGATGGACATGACGACTCTCAATATTTTTGTCCCGCTTACCAAGGTCGATGTCGAAAAGCGGCTGGTCTACGGCACGATCGCGGAAGAGATCGCCGACCGCTCGGGCGAGATCATGGATTACGAGACGGCGAAACCAGAATTCGCGAAATGGTCGGCCGACATCGCCAAGGCGAGTGACGGCAGGAGCGTGGGCAATCTGCGCGCGATGCACGGCAGTGTGGCCGCGGGCAAGCTCGAATCGATCGCGTTCGACGACGCGGCCAAGCGCATCGAGGCCTGCGGCAAGGTGATCGACGACGGCGAGTGGAACAAGGTTCTCGAGGGCGTCTACACCGGCTTCTCGATGGGCGGCAAATATCTGAAGCGCTGGCGCGATGCCGAGGCGCCGCATCTCACACGTTATACGCCGCAACCGGCCGAAGTGAGCCTGGTCGACAACCCGTGCATTCCGACCGCAACCTTCGAAGTGGTGAAGGCGGACGGTTCGACGGAGCTGCGCAAGTTCAAGGCGCCCACCAATGTCGCGCCCGATGTGGAGCAGGGCTGGCGCGCGAAAGACGGTTCGTTCCATGCCACCAAGGCCGCCGCGCTGAAGCACAATGTCGAGGGGGGCGCGGCGATCGATCTCTTCAAGACCGGCGCGCGCAATTCCGCGGACGACCTGGACCTTATCCAGAAAATGCACGACACCGCCTGCGAACTCGGCGCCACGTGCCAAGCGGGGGACGATGCCGCCGACGATGATGGCGAGATCGACAAGCTTGCCTCCGGTGCGCTCGCCGAATTCGCTGCCGAAAACGCCGCGCTGCGGAAATCGCTAGGCGACATGGCGCCCAAGATCGACACCGCGCTCGCCCGTATCGCCGAGCAGAATGCGCGCATCGAAGCGCTCGAAGCGCAGCCTGCCTCCGGCGGCCCCGTCGTCAATGGCACGCGGCTGGTGGTGAAAGGCCGGGACGCGGCCGAAGATCCCGCGCGCGCGTTCGAGGAACATCTTGCGAAACTGTCGCCCGACGAGCGCACGCTCGTGCTGATGAAAATGTCCCTCGCGCAACCGCTCGCGGCTGCACCCGCACCGCTGGGCAAGCGCATCTAACCAAACACCACCAATCGCAACCGATCGACCGGGTCGCACCGGGAGATTGCGCGCACGCATCCGGGACGCTGCACCGGGGGCGCGAAAACTCGGCCGCTTCAGCAACGGCGTTCCCATTCGAAAGGGTAATCCCAATGAACGTCACCAAGGAAACCATGGACCTGATGCGGGCCGCGCTCAAATCGGGTTCGGCAGACCTCGCAAAAGCGATCTCCGTCAGCTCGGGGCTCACTTATTACGACCTCCAGGCGCCGGCGAAGAATCTCTATCCCACCATCACCAAGCTCCGGAACATGACGCCGAGAGTCGGCCGTCCGTCCGGCTACGGCACGCAGGCGAACTGGAAAATCGTCTCGGCGCTCACGGGCTCGGGCTTCGATGCGATGGGCTGGATTCCGGAAGGCCAACGCTCGGGCGCGATGTCCTACACGACGGCCAACGCGTCCGCGCCTTACGTCACGATCGGCGAGGAAGATTATCTCACCTTCGAAGCGGAAAGCGCGGGCGAGGGCTTTGAAGATCTGAACGCCACGCTCTCCATGCGCCTATTGCAGAAGACGATGCGCAAGGAAGAGAACGGCCTGCTGGCCGGCAACGGCACGAGCTCCGGCGGCCTTGCGCTCGGCACGCCTTCGACGCCGTCGCTGTCGGCCGTCGCCGACACGTCCTCGACGCTGCCTTCGGCGACTTATTCCGTCATCGTCGTGGCGCTCACTTGCGAAGGCTATCTCAACTGCAAGGGCAATGCAGCCGCGGGCTTCACGCCCTCCCAGACCATCACCGGCATGGACGGCCAGACCTATACTCTGAACGGCGGCAACTCGAACAAATCGAGCAATGCCACCCAGGCGACGGTTTCCGGCACATCGGGACTCGGTTGCTCGACAGCACTGGTCAACGGCGCGGTCGCCTATGCCTGGTTCGTCGGCACGTCGGGCAGCGAAACCCTGCAGGCGATCACGACGGTCAACACCGCTTATTTCAAGGCGGCGCTTGCGACCGGCCGGCAGGCGGCGACCACCGTCACGTCGGACAATTCGCAGAACGCGACGGCCTTCAGCGGCTATTTGTCGAATGCGTTCTCGGGCGGCACGGTGCAGTCGCAGGCGACGCAGACGATTACGGCCGCGAATGCCGGCATCGGCACGCCGCTCACGTCGTCGGGCCACGGTTCGGTCGTCGAGATCGACAACATGCTCGAGTCGATGTGGGCCAATTATCGCCTGGGGCCGACGGTCATCTGGGTGTCGTCGCAGGAGCAGAGCAACATCACGTCCAAAGTGCTCAACGGCGCCTCGAGCCCGCTGCTGCGCTACGACGTGAATGCGTCGGGTGACGCCGGCTTCAGCCTCACCGCGAACGGCCAGATCCGTTACTACTACAATCCGTTCACGGGCGGCGGCACGGATGTGGAAGGCGGCGGGGGCGACAAGATTCCCGTCATCGCGCATCCCGACATGCCGCCGGGCACCCTGTTCGCGCACTGCGCGAAGCTGCCCGAATGGTATCAATCCAACGAAGTGCCGAACACCGCGGAGGTGATCACCCGCCGCGATTACTACCGCACCGACTGGCCCCTACGCACGCGACGCCGTGAGTACGGCATCTATGCCGAGGAAGTGTTGGCGGTCTATGCGCAGTTCGCGCTGGGCATTATCGCCAATATCGGAAACGGCTAAGTCGCGGTTCGCGGGAATCGGCCGGGCGCGCAAGCTCCCGGCCGATCGGGCGACAACCCAAACTCACCATGGGCGGGCTTGACCCGCCCACCCAGTCAGCGAGCGTCTGCGAGCTGAATTATGCCGCACGAATCTAGGTGATTCATTCGCCGCGCAGACGCGCGGCGGCTGGGTGGCCGGTCACGCCCGGCCATGGAGAGATTTTGGAATTTCGCTTTAAGACGAGTCAAAGAATCGGGAATTGTGATGCCCCTGAACGATCTTTGTCAGCTTGCCGACGTCAAGCTTTGGCTCGGGCGCACGGACTCGAATTCCGACGCGCTGCTCGCGAGCCTAATCACGCGCGCGAGCCGCGATATCTGTTCCTATCTGCAGCGCCCGCTTCTGTTGCCGCGCACCGTCACGGAAATTCGCGACGGCAATGGCGGCACGTCGATGATCCTGAAGCAATGGCCGGTAATATCGGTCTCTTCGGTCGTCGCATGCGACACGGCTATACCGTCCTGTTCGGCGACTTCGGAATTCGGCACGGGTTATGTATTCGAACAATGGGATGGTGCGCCGCCCGGCAGGCCGCAGGCGTTGTCGCTCAGAGGGTATTCATTTCCGTGCGGCGCGCAGAGCGTGTCGATCGTCTATCACAGCGGTTACCAGGTCACCGCGGAGCCGCAGACGGTTTCCGGTGACACGGCGACGGTGAATGCGCCATACGGAAAATGGGCATCCGATGTCGGTATCAGCTATGCGAACGGTACGGCGCTGACGAAAGTCGCAAGCGCGCCGGCCGTCGGGCAATATGCGCTCGACGCGACGGCAGGAACCTATGATTTCAATGCGGGCGATGACGGCGCATCGGTTCTGATTTCGTACGGTTTTGTTCCGTCCGATCTGGCGGACGCCTGCATCGAGCTCGTGTCCGAGCGCTTCAAATATTCCGAGCGCATCGGAGAGCGCACGCATTCGCTCGGCGGCAACGAGACTGTCGCGTTCGACACGACGCGGTTCACGCCGCTGATCGCCGCCATGCTGCAGCCCTACAAAAATCTGTTGCCGGTCTGATGGCCGTAGAGATCCAAATCGACGCGGGCTCTGCCGCGGCCAAATTGACCGCGTTGCCGGACAAGGTGCGTGTTGGTGTCCGCCAGGTCGTGCAGGCCGGCGCGCTCAAATTGCTTGCGAAGGCGCAGCAGAAAGTTTCCGGCGATGTGCTCCAGGTTCGGAGCGGCGCCCTGCTGAACAGTCTGCGCGAGACGGGGCTTTCGGACTCGGGCGACACGCTCAGCGACGGCGTATCGACCGACGCGGCGCTAAAATATGCACACATCCAGGAATATGGCGGCCGGATCGAGATTCCCGAGATCGTGCCGGTCAATGCGCGCGCGCTTGCATTCGAATATGGCGGGAAGGTTGTGTTTGCGATGAAGACGGTGGCACACGTGGTCGAGATTCCGGAGCACTCTTTCATGCGCTCTTCGCTTGCAGAGATCGCGCCCGCAATTCTGGACGACATCCGCAAGGTCGTCGCGAGTGCCGCAAATGAGTGAACCCGGTTTCGTCCGTGAGGATATCTATGCGGCACTTTTCGCGCTGGTAAGTGCGGCTGCCGATTTCGAGACCGTCACGCGGCGGATCAAAGTCTATTCCGCCGTCGCATCCGGCCAGCAGCCGGCGCTGCTGCAGATCGAGCTCGGCGAAAAATGGGTTGCGCCGCCCGGCATGCCGCCGGTCGTCAGCCTGAGTTGCGCGATCTTCGTCTATTGCGAACAGGCGGACCCCACGGTGCCCGTCTCGAGCATCCTCAATCCGCTACTCGACGCGGTGACGAATGCGATCGCGCCCGATCCGTTTGCCGACGAATACCAGACGCTCGGCGGCCTGGTCACGCATTGCCGCATCTCCGGCGACGTGAAGATCGCCGAAGGACTCGGCGGTCAATGCGAAGCCGTCATTCCAGTGGAAATCCTCGTCAATCACTGAAGGAAGCAGTCATGCCAAGCCAACAGGAAATCGCCGACATGATCGATGCGTGGTTCAACGAGAACTTCGCCTCCGGCGCCATCGCGCGCGACACCAATGCCTTCAACCAGGCCTTTCAGGCCAAGGATGATTTGAAGAAGCGCTTCGCCGCGCTTGAAACCGCTCTCACCACTTCCAAGGAGTAACGCCATGACTGCACCTCTCAACGGCAAGAAATTGTTCGGCGCGGGCCAGGCCTTCGCCACGCTCAATGCGAGCAACCCCACGCCCATCCGCTTCGGGCTCGTCCAGGATCAATCGATCACGTTCAAGCGCGGTGCCAAGGAAATCTACGGCCCGAACCAGCTGCCGGCCGACGTGTCGAGCGGTGAGATGAGCGTGACCGGAAAGGTGACGACCGGCACGACCAATGCCCGTATCTTCACCGATCTGCTGTTTGCCGATGCCGGTTCCACGGGCCAGACGGCCCAATCCGACAACGAGCTGGGCACCGTCGCGGGCTCGACGCCTTACATCGTCACCGTCGCCAATTCGGCGACCTGGACGCAGGATCTGGGTGTGATCGCCGTCGCGACCGGCGCGCGGATGGTACGCGTGGCGTCGGCGCCCGTGGCTGGCGTGTCCTATACCGTTGCGGCCGGCGTCTACAACTTCGCAGCCGGCGACGAAGGCAAGACGATGAAAACTTCCTATCTCTACTCGGTCGCTTCGACAGGCGAGAGCGTCACGCTCTCCAACCAGCCGATGGGCAAGGTCGGCAATTTCACGGCCGCGATGGTGTTTCCGTGGACGCCTCCCGGCGGCGCGGTCGAGCAGGACGTGCTCACGCTCAATTCCTGCCTCGCGACGGATTACGAGATCTCGACCAAGATGGGCGATTACGGCAAGCCGCCCTTCAGCTTCTCCGCCGGCTGCGACACGACGGATACGCTTGGGACGTTCAGCTTTGCGGAAGCGGCGTAATTCACTACGCGAGCGAATAGCGAATAGGGAGTGGCGAATGGGGAAGTCTGGAGTCCATTCGCTACTCGCCATTCGCCACTCGCGGAGGGTATAGCCATGACCGACACCCTCGGCTCCCAACGCCGCCTGATCTTCGAGAACGTCGCCAATGGCGTGCCGATCGAGACGATCATGGCGACGTTTCGGCGTTCGCGGCTGGAAGTTCAAAAAGAAGTTGAGTTCGTCGCGAAGAAGATTACGGAATATCGCTTCCGCCGGCTGACCGACGGGCCGACGAAGAAGGGCGCGCCGGCCACCGCGCGGCCGCTGGTGCCGTGCAGCACCTATGCGGATATCCGGTTTCAGCGTGTGAACCTGCTCGAGACCTTGAGCAAACTCGGCGACCGCTATCTCTCGTCGCCGCTTCTTCTGCCGAAGGTCACCATTCAGAAAGTGGACTCGCCGGATGCGGTCCGCGAAATCAGCCATCGAGTGA